CTGGGCCAGCAAGCGAAGATGGAAGAGGTTCCGCCAGTTGAGCTGGGTAATCGCATGTTCTTCAAGTGGTATGGATCTGAGAGCACAAGAAACGCTCAACAGATCCAGCAGCAGATAGGGCTCCTAAATGTCCTGCGCGGTATTCCTCCGCAGCAGATGAACGGGCTTACGCTTAATATCGCGCCACTGTTGCAACAGATTGTAGAAAATGGTTTCGGTCCGCGGCTAGGCCCGAAGGTATTGATCGACCAGCGCCACCAGCTCTCGGTTGATCCCGAGATTGAAAATGATTTTCTCCATTCGGGTCTGCCGGCCGAGGTTCATCCTATGGATGACGATGCACACCATATGCAAGTCCATCAGGCCGCGGTACGGGCGCATGGTGATACGCATGGGACTTTCCGTACTCATATGCTTACCCATATGCAGCAGATGAAAGCTAAGGCTGCTGCCGCTATGCAGCCAGCTCCGGGGGGTGGCGGCCCAAGTCAACCACGGATGGGTGCAGCACCGGCAGCACAACGCCCGGTGCAGGCGCCACCAGGTTCGGTACATGCAGATCAGATGCAAGATCCTTCTGCGATGCAGCGAAAAACTATTTAATAAAATAGCTTGACCGACCTAACTGTAATATATAATAGTTGTAATAACCGCTTTATAACGGATGCGTGATTGCCGCCAGCAATCCTCGCGAGTAATGGCCGTTAGCCATGATGGAGAGTGTTATGCCGGATGAGGAAATTAATTTAGACGATTTCACGAACACCTTGCCTGGAGAAGTTCCAGACGGTGCAGAAGAGGGCGGCGATGACACCGAGACCGATGTTGGTGATGATGAAGGTCTTGCCGACGATGAGGGAGAAAGTCCTGACGGCGAAGAAGGCGATGAAGGCGCAGGTTCTGAAGGAGACGATGAGCCGGCCCCCGCAAGTCGCCAAACCCGCAGAACGCAAGCTCTAAGAGAGCGCGAACGGGAAGCAGAGGATCGAGCCAGCCGTGCAGAAGCGGAGCTAGCTCGGGTTAGACAGGAAAGCAATGCTCGAGCAATGGCAGAAGCCAACCAGCGCGAGCAGGAAGCGTTGGCAAATATGGGGCCTGAAGAAAAAGCCCAGTATTTTACCAATAAGCGGCTTGAGAATACCGAGCGGCAGCTCGCCCAGGCGAACTTCAGACACGAAGACGCTATGGATAAGTTGGCGTTCGAGAACCTGGCCAGTCGTAACAAACTGGCTGCGGCGTATAAAGACAAGGTTGAGAAAGCAATTTCTGAGCTTCGCACGAATAAAAATATGAATGCGAACCGGGAAGCAATGTTTGAATACCTTGTCGGAAAAGATGCGGTAGCGAAGTCGAGGCAGGCTTCGACAACGCAGCGTCGAGTTGGTAAGGGAAAGGTCGCGGCAGCGCGTACAAACTCTGTTCCTTCCCGGGGCAACACCAGTGTCCAGTCGGGCACCGGTAAAAGTTTGGAGAAGCGGCTTGAAAATATGTTACTATAACCAGGGCATGATGCTCTCGGTTTACAACTAGGAGAGCGGTTATGGCTGGTACGAATTTTGCAAGTCAGTTTAGTTCTGACATTGAGCAGTTTATTCAAGATAAGACGATGCCGTTGGTGCAGCGTCAGCTCGTAGCTTATAAATTCGGAGACCCACTCCGCCTCCCTAAAAATCGAGGCACTACCTATACTGCCAGCCGGTATGATCGTGTGCCGTTGCCGTTTGCGCCTCTCTCTGAAGGCGTCCCGCCGATCGGTGAGACTATGCCGCTGGCCCAGGTTAGTGCGACGGCCCAGCAGTGGGGTGACAAGATTGCCATTACTGACGTAGCTGAACTGACGATCAAGCATCCGTTGTTCCAGAAAGCGATCGAGCTTTGCGGCATGGCGATGGCAGAAACTTTGGAGCGTAATACCTTCAATACGCTGCTGGCCGGTACCCAGATCGATTATGTCGGTTCGGTCGGCTCCCGCGCCGCGCTTGGTTCGGGTAATGTCTTGTCCCCGTTTGAGATCATCCGCGCCACGGCCAACATGGCTACTCTCGGCGCACCGATGTATGATGGGCAGGAGCAGGCTGACTATGAGAAAATGGCCGGCAAGCCCAGCATGGCTTCGAGTAACCCTCGGATGATGCCGCATTATGTGGCGCTGATCCATCCGTTGTCGGCATCGGACTTCCGCCAGAACTCAACTGTTCAGACGGCATGGTCTTACAGTGACATCAATCGCTTGTATAACTTCGAGATCGGTGAGTGGGGTGGTATCCGTTTCTGCCAGTCGAACCTCGTGCCATTCTTTGTCGGTGTAGCGGCTGTGACCGGCACAGGTAGCACGACCGGTGGTACTTTGGCCGCCAACACCTATTACATCCAGGTAACTGGCTCGCCTTCCTTGACCTCTCAGGAGCAACGCATTTATCAGGTGTCGGGTGCCATCACCACCACTGGCAGTACCAGTTCGATCTCGGTGACAACCCCGAACGTGCCTGGCTATGTTTTCAACGTTTATATCGGAACCAGCGTGGCTCCGGTAAACCTGGCTACTTCCACCTCTGGCCCGACTTCTGGCCCCCTCACAGGCCAAGCTACGCAGCTGGCACCTAACACGACGGTCGTATTGACCGGCGTTGGTATCTCGCAGACGCCCCCCGCGGCGCCGGCAACCGGTGTGACGGTTTACCCGACCTTCGTTCTCGGCAAGAATGCTTATGGGCAGGTTATGCTGGACGATCCGAAGTTCACGTACTTGAAGGGCGCCGATAAGTCCGATCCGCTCAACCAGCTGCGGGTTATTGGTTGGAAGGTGTTTTATGGTACTCTGATCGAGAACCAGAACTTCTTTATGCGCATCGAAGCCGCATCTGCTTTCAGCGGTACTTTCGGTTAATTGTAACGGTGTGGGGGCTTCGGCCCCCACTACCCTCAACTTGAGGAATATGTAATATGGCTAATAGACCCTCCAATCCTATGGACCTTCCCCCCTTGGTGCATGGTCTCGCTGAGGATGCCGTAGAAAATATCAAAGCTAAAGCTATCGCGGCCGCCGAGAAAGAAATGGCGGATCGTGACCAGAAGCGTATCTTCGACCGGGAGAAAGCTTTAGCGCTGCAGCAGATGGAGCTTGAGCGAACGGCTGCAGATCCCGAGGAAGCAAAGCTCCGTATCCATATTCAGCTGGCCCCCCACGCGCAGCTTATCCGTCTTGATGGGGTTGAGTACCATGAAGGTTTCCTATATGACGTGTCGGTAGACAAAGCTCGTTCCATTCTCGAGATTATGAACCGAACCTGGTTGCATGAGCGTGAGATTGGGGGAGACAATGTCAACCATTACCGCGCTTCGCGTAATGACATTCTGCGGCCTCAACATGTGGTGAATTAAGTGGAAAAAGATAAAATTGGATACGTTTATAATTTAAGCGTCGATTTGGGCAGTGGTAGAGCGCTTACCTTCAGCGGTAATTTTGCGGAGCAGACTGACGCTCACGAAATGAACGCCGAGATCGATAAGCTGTTATCGGTTGGCGCTCGTCAACAGGCCAAAGCTATGATCCCTCAGATTAAGGATCAGATCGAGGTTGCCGAGCGTACGATCGGGGCTTTTGAGCATGACATGCTGCGGTTGGCCGAAGAAGGCGGCGGTCGAAACAAAGTTATGAACCACGAAGATCTAGAGAAGCATAATAAGCTACAGGCTGAGCGAACACTTGAGCAGCATAAAGCAGCTTTAGAGAGCCATAAACGGCATCTCGCAGAAGCTGAAGCTCAGGCTAAGTAACCATGTCGTTAACTGCCCAGCAGATCGTTAGTCTGGCTTGCCAGATCGCACGGTGTCCGGGATACAGTTCTCAAGCTGGGCAGTTTCTTAATCTTATTTTGAATGATCTTGATGAGAATTATGATTTCGACCTAATCCGGGCGACGATCACTTTGAACATTGGGCCTGGATTAAATACCACTTCCAATAATGGATATCTTTTGCCGTCGAATTATCTTCGTGCGCGTGAAGTATTTTACAATGTAAATGGTACGATTTTTTATATGAACCAGATCCCCCTGGAAGATTATGACCAGCTTTTTCTCGGTCCGGGGATTAACAATTATCCTGAGCAATATGCGACGGATATGTCGAACCAAAGTGCGACACCTGTTATGTATTTCTGGCCTCCGCCGGCTATTCCTCTGGCTGTGACTTTGCGCTATATGACTGAGGTCGCAACGATCACCACCCCCGAGACTAGTAGCACGGTTCCATGGTTCCCTAATGGGCGCTATCTGGTTCGAAAGTTGGCCGCTGATCTTATGGCCCTTACGAATGATCAGCGTATGCAGGGCTTCTTGGTTGATGCGGCTGGCATCCTTGAGAAGTATCTTTTGATGGATGATGACAAAGAAGGTTTTGCCCAGACGATCAGGCTGGATAGCCGCAATTTTAAGAACCGAGGAAATCTGAAGCCTACCAAACAGACGGGCTTCTAAAATGGGCAACAGCGCCGCTTCTCCGGTCCCTTTCGCAGCTGTTGGGATCTATGATAGTCTGGATGGTACCAATTCTCCCCCAGGAGCGATGGCAGCACTGACGAACTTGCTGCCGGATAGAGGGACGCCACAGGCTTGGAATTGTCGTCCGGCGGCTACTCAGTCGTTAAATTTCTCTCCACTCGCTGCTCCGGGCAATGTTTCAGTTTTATTGACAGTCGGTAGTCGGGCTTACGGCATGATAGCTTCGGGCTTATATGCTGGTTACGATCAGCCGTTTTGTTACGATTATAGTACCGGCGCTTATGTGACGATCTCGGGGGTAACCGGCGCGAATGTCCCCCTAACTCAGTCAACCCTCGGTGATTGGACCCCACCGACGATGGTGCAGGTCGCTCAGAAAATAGTGATTACTCACCCAGGATATACTGGT